CGTCTGGCGTATCCCAAGCCAAGGCCACAATGATTTCTCTCGTCTTCGGCGCAATTTAAGGAAAGAACGTGGCAAATCCGAATCTTTTGGCCGCAACGACGGCAACTGGCACTACTACTTACTACACACCTACTGGAACTTCAGCGGTTGTGTTACTTGCAAACACCGCATCATCTGGGCAGGTCTTCAAGATTAACCAGATTGTTGCTACCAACGTCAACGGATCGTCTGCGGTCAACGCCACAGTAAGCATCTACACTAACGGTGCTCAGACACAGGGTAATGCGCCATCGAGCGGTACGGCGTATCCAATTGCTTCGACTATCTCGGTTCCGGCAAACGCTGCGCTGATTGTAGTGGACAAAACTACTCAGGTGTATCTGCAAGAAGGCACATCAATCACCGTGACTTCCGGCACCGCAAGCGGGATTACATATAGCGTGAGCTATGAGGTCATTTCGTAGTTTTTAAGGTTACGCCATGTCCATGCGCTACAAAGGCGGGGTCATATCGGCCACGCCACCAACTACGTCAACCAGTGCAGCCACTGGGATGTGGACCCTTGTCCAGCAGATGCAAGCGCAGGGTGCGGGAGCTTGGCCTTCTCCTCCGTTTCCCGGAGGGCCGTTTTGGATTGGAAGATTAAATACTTTTGCTACGAGCCGTTCAATAGCAGTAGATTCTTCTGCAAATGTTTATGTTTTTGGCGTTTCAGCGGTTAGTACTAATGATTTTCAAATAGCAAAATATAATTCATCTGGCACCATTCAATGGCAAAGAAGTTTAGGCGGTTCCAGTAATGATGTTGGTTATTCCGTTGCAACAGATTCTTCTGGAAATGTTTATTTGTGCGGCTTTTCAAATGCAAGCGGTACTATAAATTTTCAAATAGCCAAGTACAATACTTCTGGCACCATTCAATGGCAAAGAAGATTGGGTAGTTCTAATGAACGCGGCTATTCCGTTGCAGTAGATTCTTCTGCAAATGTTTATGTTTTGGGCTATTCAAATCCAAGCAGTTTTGATTTTCAAATAGCAAAATACGACACTTCTGGGACAATTCAATGGCAAAGGAGTTTAGGTGGTTCTGTAACTAGCTTAGGGTATTCAGTTGCAGTAGATTCGTCTGCCAATGTTTACGTTTGCGGAGAATCTAATTCAAGTGGCACTAATGATATTCAAATAGCAAAGTACAACACTTCTGGAACAATCCAATGGCAACGAAGGTTGGGCGGAGCCAGTATCAATACTGGCTACTCCATTACGGTAGATTCTTCTGCCAATGTTTATATTTGCGGACGGTCAAACGTTAGCGGTAATTACAATATTCAAATAGCAAAATACAACACATCTGGAACTATTCAGTGGCAGCGGAGTTTAGGCGCTTCTGGTGTTAATTATGGATATTCAGTTGCAGTAGATTCTACAGGAAACGTTTATGTTTCCGGCTTGTCAAACACCAGTGGTTCTGTTGACTTCCAAATAGCAAAGTACAACACTTCTGGAACAATCCAATGGCAACGAAGTTTGGGCAGTAGTTCTTCTGACGAAAGTTATTCAATAGCATTAGATTCTTTTGGCAATGTTTATGTTTGTGGGTATTCAAATGCACGCGGCGGCGATGATTTTTTGTTTGCAAAATTACCCGGAGATGGGTCGCTAACTGGCACTTATACTGTTGGCGGGTATTCATATACTTACGCCGCATCAACTCTTACCGATTCTGCTTCTTCCCTTACTGACGTTGTTTCCACTCTTACCGCCGCAACTTCTTCTCTAACTGATGCCGCGTCTTCCCTTGCCGACGCGGCCACATCCTTAACATCCTCTGTCACAACAATATGAGTTCATACATCAAACTATCGACCAATGAATTCCCCCGGCACATTGGGGACATTGAGATTGACCCAGCGGGTATGGCTGACTACGCTCATGTGGAGTGGGTCGATATGCCAACGTTTGACCCGAAGACCCAGCGTTGTGTAGCTGGAGCGCCGCAGCAGACTGATGGCACTTGGTACTGGACATGGGCAGTGCGTGACGCCACCCCAGAAGAAATTGAATTGGCTAATCGCCCGTTTGTAGACCCGTTCCGCCGGATGAACAATGTCTAAACGCTACCCCGGTGGGTTAATCACCAAGACCCCCGTAGTTCCTACAACATCTGCCGCCTCTGGCGTGTGGACGCTTGACCAAGCGATAACGTACATTCGCGCAGGGACTTGGCCTGTTCAGTTGGGACCGTTTTGGATTGGGTTGTTAGGTGGCCTTGCAAACCAGCAAGGCTTTTCAGTAGCAGTAGATTCTTCTGGTAATGTCTATGTTTGCGGGCAATCAAACACAAGTGGCACTAACGATTTTCAAATAGCCAAGTATAATACCTCTGGGGCTATTCAGTGGCAACGACGCTTGGGTAGTAGTGGAGACGATTATGGCTTTTCAGTAGCGGTAGATTCCTCTGGAAATGTTTATGTTTGTGGGGAATCGGATGCAAGTGGGAATACTGATTTTCAAATAGCTAAGTACGATACTTCTGGAACAATACAGTGGCAAAGACGTTTGGGTACTAGTGGATCTGATTATGGCCTTTCAGTCGCAGTAGATTCCTCTGGTAATGTTTACGTTTGTGGGTACTCGACTGCAAGCGGAAACGCTGATTTTCAAATAGCCAAGTACAATACCTCTGGAACAATTCAGTGGCAAAGGAGTTTAGGAGGAGCTTCAAATGATGTCGGCTATTCAGTCGCAGTAGATTCTTCTGGTAATGTTTATGTTTGTGGGGAATCAAACGCAAGTGGCACTAACGATTTTCAAATAGCTAAGTACAATACTTCTGGAACTATTCAGTGGCAAAGACGTTTAGGAGGAGCTTCAAGTGATACTGGCCAATCAGTCGCAGTAGATTCCTCTGGTAATGTTTATGTTTGTGGATATGCATTCGTAAGCAGCACTAACGATTTTCAAATAGCTAAATACGATACTTCTGGCACTATTCAGTGGCAAAGACGTTTAGGAGGAGCTTCAAGTGATATTGGCCGGTCAGTCGCAGTAGATTCTTCTGGCAATGTTTATGTTTGTGGACGATCAGATGCAAGCGGCACGATCGATTTTCAAATAGCCAAGTACGATACTTCTGGCACTATTCAGTGGCAACGGCGTTTGGGTAGTAGTGGAACTGATGAAAGCCGTTCAGTTGCAGTAGACTCCTCTGGAAATGTTTATGTGTGCGGGTATTCGGACGCAAGCGGCGCTAATGATTTTCTTTTTGCAAAACTGCCTAGTGATGGTTCGTTGACTGGAACCTACACTGTTGGTGGTTACTCTTTTACTTATGCAGCCTCTTCTCTTACCGATGCCGCAACATCCCTTACTGACGCAGCCACTTCTCTTACCAGTTCAGTATCCACATTCACCGATGCTGCCACATCCCTCACCGACGCCGCAACATCTCTAACCTCCTCTGTCACAACAATATGACCGAAAAACTGGAAGCCAAGAGTCAACTTATTGAGAAGACTGCATTTGCGGTGCTTCCTATTCTCTTCACCTGCGTGGTGTATTTGATGTCGTCGCTGGACAAACTCAGCCATGACGTGACAGTACTCAACGCTAAGATTTCCCTTGTTGTCACATCCGATAACAAGCAAGCCGCCAACAGTGGGGCTGAACTTGCTAGAGAGAAGCTACGCCAAGACCTTGAGAAAGAGATTCAGGCCAACCGGGACCTGATTCACGTTAATCGTGAACGGATCGTGATTCTTGAAGAGCGGCTACGGAAGTAATGGATTATGGACAATGTTGAAACCAAACTAGCGGTTCACGAGGCGATCTGTGCCGAGCGCTATAGCCACATATCCAGCACTTTGTCTTCTGGCGACAAGCGGATGACGAAGATTGAGTACCTTCTGTATGGGGTGATTGCTGCGGTCTTGTTTGGCCCCGGCGTTGCGGCTGAGTTTGTCAAAAAACTGTTTGGGTTGTAAATGGAAGCGTTTGAAATAATTCTCAAAGCATCTCCGGCAATCCTTGCGTTAATTACGCTGATTGTTGTGTTGGCCAAACTTGACCTTCGGGTTGCGGTGCTTGAAGAGAAGGTCAAGAC